CGGTTTGGTTTGTTTGTGTATAATTTTGTTCGGAATATATCTGAAGATAGTCGGATGGTATTCTCTGAATGGTAGTTCCACCGATGATAATATCCACATATTCGATCATGGCATGTCCTATAGACTCAATCCATCCCATACCGGTTGCCGCTGCGTTTGAAATGGGATTCAATTCAACATCCAAGCTTATTGTTTTTATAAGATCACCTTGATTGGGTGAAATTCTGTATCTGACTAAAGATCCAAAGTCTGTTACACCAGCATCCATCTTTATAAAACTTTTCGAATAATTCGAATGTTTTTTAAAGTGTTCCCGGAAGTAACTGTAGTGTGGATCTATAGTAAAAAACTTGTCCTGTGGCCCAGTTGTTTCAAGTTGAACTCTACCGGCCATCACTATTACTATAGAGAGCTAAAATTTTAAACCCGCTAAACCTCCATCTATGCGTAAAATATTATAATTCACCGCATATACATGGACCCATCGCCTGGCCCCCACCCGATCACCCGGCCCCCCGGGGCGCGCGAGCGTGACTGTTAATAATTTATGAGAAATTCGACTCATATTAACCTGACCTGTCGGATAGAAAGCACCCGGGTCATCACTGAATGAATACACTCCAAAGTATGGCGTTATACTTTCATTTGTAACACCCAATACCGTAGGAGAATTTACATAATGTAATAATGGTTGTTCATACGACGAAAATTTTTCGTCCGCGTTTATGACTGGATTGTTATTGAACCGAAGTTCGATGTTTTCAATAACTTCCATAGCGAGGTGTTTGTTTATGACCTCGTACGCTTCTAACCTTGAAAAGTAAAGTAATTCCTTTACTGGATTTTTGAAATTTAACATGACCGACTTTGTTTTTTGTCCCCCGTTTATGTGAAATTTAGATAATTGTACCTGAGTTATACAATAATCCAGTGGTCGGGACTTGAAGTAATCTCTTTCAATCTCAGAAACGAATACAAACTCTGTATCCAGTGAAATTCGTTTAATTTTGGCTACCGGATTTGCTGGAACCGAATTTGTGTGCGAATCTCTGACAATCTTGTTCAATGGTCGAAGTTTTATTCTGACTTCTACTTGTTGTTTCGTGAGAGCACATATAGGAATACTCAAACTTGGATGACGATAAAAATAGAATGGTAAATCTAAAAAGTATGTGTAATCTGTTGTATATCCTAGCAGATTTCCGTGTCCATTTAGAAAATATAAAGACTGTGCCACGTCATCATCCGTATTGTTTAGTTGCTGATGCATGTAAATATATTCACCCGTAATGCGCTCTATAGTTTGTCCACCGATTAAGAGATCCGCATATTCTACCAATCTAGTACAAACGGACGGAACATACTGATGACTGTTCCCACTCGCATCAGGGGTTGGGTCTGTTAAATTAACTTTCAAAGTGAAGTTACGAATGAGATCTCCTTTATTTTGGGGTATTCTACATTCTATTATATTGTCAAAATCCAAAGTCCCATCGAAGGGGGATTCAATTTGTTCCAGAGCGAATCTACTATGACGATTATACGACGTAAGAAAATATGAGAACTGGGGTTCTTCGGTAAGCCATCGGTCCTGGATACCAGTGACTGCTAAATTTAGACGACCAGCCATCTTACTTTATGTGAGTAAAATTATCCAAAATAAAAGACACATTTATATCAGAATGAACCTTCAGTTAAGGAAATTCAATCCAGCTACAATAAGTGATGATCGAGTTTGTGTTTTCATCGGAAAACGTAACACCGGTAAATCTACGCTGGTCAAGGATATAATGTTTTACAAAAAGCACATTCCAGCGGGTATTGTCTTATCGGGAACAGAAGAAGGTAACCATTTTTATCAAAATTTTGTCCCTCCCCTGTTCATATACGGAGATTACGACAGGGATGCGATAGAAAGGGTCATGGGTAGACAGAGAAAGTTAGTTGGTGCGGGAAAAGATAATTGTGGGGCGTTTATGCTTTTAGATGATTGTATGTATGATAGTAAATTTCTTAAGGACACGTGTATTAGACAATGTTTTATGAATGGTAGGCATTGGAAACTGTTCTTTATGCTCACGATGCAATACGTTATGGACTTACCACCCGCATTGCGCGCAAACGTAGACTATGTTTTTATTCTTCGCGAGAACATCATACAAAACCGAGAAAAGCTCTATAAGTCATTTTTTGGAATTTTTCCATCTTTTGATATGTTTTGTAAGGTGATGGACGCATGTACAGAAAACTATGAATGTCTTGTACTTGACAATACTGTTAAATCTAATAAAATAACAGATTGTGTATTTTGGTATAAAGCCAGGGTTAGAACGGGGTTTAGAGTTGGTAGTCCCCAGCTATGGCAGATCAGTAAAAAGATGTATAATCCACGCTATTTACAGGAGAAGGAGGACGACGCGCGAAAGGCTACAAAGAAGACGGGAATCACAATCAATAAAGTGGGCACGAGTGGTACAAAAAAGAAAAAATAAATTATCCAGAGTGAAATGCGTAATGTATTTTTTAAAAAAAAGTAACGTTACTTTAAATGACGGACATTAGAACCATGAATTTGGGAGATGCCGGAGATGGCATGGTTCCTTTGGATACAAAACCAAAACTTGAACAACCTTCCACGTCGTTCGTAGACGAAAATTTGATAGAAAAAAATGTGAGTCAACAGCAAGAAACTACTATGGATTCGACACCGATTGCTGATCTCATGGCTCCCCAAGCTGGTGCGGGGCCGAACTTTATGGCGCCTCCGGCCATGGCCCCGGAAGGTCGTAGCCAAGGCGTTTTGCCGTCTATGTCCGCTCCTCAGACCGATGTTGGGTTTGTTCAGGAAACTGAAGAGTCCTCTCAAAAGAGAAAATCTAAGAAATCGTCGAATAAGAATCCGTTCGGCATGACGGATGATCAAATGTTTGCCCTCGTCGCGGGTGTTTGTGCCGCGGTTGCTGTCAGTAAGCCGGTCCAAGAAAAACTTGTGAGCTCTGTTCCCAAGTTTTTATCAGAGAATGGTTCTAGAAGCGCCGTTGGTTTAGCTTCCACTGGTCTTGTGGCGGCTATCGTTTTCTATGTGATTAAGACGTATGTCATCAAACACTAACGCTAACGACCTGCGCATTACCAACGGGCGATTCCCAGCCCATTTCAGTATATAATCTGAGACCAAGTAATTTTTGGATCACCAGAGCACTCGTGATAAAAGTCATCGAAAATAACACAATTGTCTTCATTGTGCTATTTTTGTCCTTACCATAGCTTTCGACGTCTTTTCTTTTTATCGGCCAACCTATCTTAGTGATCAGATAAACCAATCCGACAGATATGAGAGACGCCATAAAGACAAAACTCTTATTGACAGCAAGACGTGGTGCACTCGCCACTATATAACGAAGTAGATTAGGAATGATAAAACCGACCAACCACACGCGCCCGTTAAAGTTTTCAAATCTGGCTGGAAGCTTGAGGGATGGAAGTTGTGTAAGCATGATTACAAATGCCCACAAAAGGACAGCTTGTAATGTGACACTGAAAGGCGTTGCCATGTTATAAGATACTGAGATTATTTATCCTGGACGTGTTTTCCACAGAATTCGGTCTTTTCTTCGATTCTCTTGTATATTCCTAATTTCTCACATATTCCCCGCAATTCTATGAAATTTTCCCAAAACTGTTCTGAGTGTCTATACTCTTTAACTGTACTATGTGCTAACTCATGAATTAGTACATGGAATATTTCGTTCGGTTCGCCATCTATACAAATACCGATATCCGAACCTTTACTCGCATTATAACCGATCGCACCAGATGTACTGGTCATCCCTGTTATTGGAACTCTGTTCGTGAGCATTTTAAACTTCTTGTTGTCCGTTTTGATTAAATGCTGTCGAAGTGTTTCATATTTGTCCTTGACAATTTTCAAATTTTTGGGTTCCCTGGTATTGACTAATATTAACACATTAACGATTACGAGTATAACCCACGCAATCATGTCTAATATTATTCAAGATTATTATATAACAGAATATCCTAAACCCTTCTCATTACGGGTTCCGATGTACCCCACTCTGGTATGAAGTGTGGTGTCACGTGATTGTAACGTCTGTGTATTTTTTTGATAACATCATTCGTATATAATCTCAATTCTTCTAGTGTTTTGACTACGTATGTCTTTTTAGTGGGATCTACTACATATTGACGGAGTAAATCACTCGATGTATCTATAAACATTCGAAATATATTTCGTGTATCCCTATCCTTACATATAGCCTTATCCGTTTGTTGTAGTTGTCGTTTGAAAATATCCTCAGACATTTCATCTAACATATACGCGATTCGGGAATAAAAAAACTCCCTGTCCTCGTCCATTTCTTCCGCGTTTAGCCACGTAACCCGTCGTTCGAAATAGCCTATTAGATGTGTTAATTCTGCCATCTTATAGACATCATTACGAAACCGTATATGAAACCTAACTATATTTTGATTCCATGTATTGTTATTGTGGTCGTGACCAAATGATGCAAAATATCCCAGGTCTTTCTCCACCTCAAGTTCCCATACCTCTTGAAAACTCGGACACCCGCCACATGGTATATCTTGGTTGTCTCTGTTGTTACTCACTTTAAATTCTAAAAAGTGTGGATTGTGAATCCGTCCCATCTCTATATTTCCCGTTGTCCAATTATATGCCGTTTTACATTGGGGACACCACATTTGAGAACATCCACTTAGTTTTTGGATCATTTCTCCACACGCCGGACAAGGTTTGGTGTCCTTTGCTATGAATTTCATGGTTTTTACATCATCTGGGTCGCATTCATGGCCATCTTTAATTTCAGCATTGCATTTATCGCAAAAATTCTTTGTACAAATACCACAATACCAATTTTCATCCAAAAACCCCTTACAAACGCCACTTGGACATTTACGGACAAATTTTCTATTTGGGTCTTCGCCGTCATTGGGGGATATACCCGTATTTCGTAAATAACTGAGTCTCGTTTGTAAATCCTGTAACTGCGGAACTAATATTTTCATTTCCGGTATCGTCATTATCTCATCATCTGGATTAATGGGTGTATGAATACTGAGACCCAGGTCCCTTTGGATGTTTAGTATTTGTTTCTTAACGTCGCGTATTTGTGTTCTCAGTGTTCGCATTGTAATTATGCGCTCAACTGCGGGTTGTGTGGCTGGCATAAGTAGTTTTTGGCGTTCAAATAGTGTATTTTCTCTGTGTTTTTTTAGATCAACATTTCTAAATTTGATCGTACAAAATGAATCTATAAATTCCCTATTCCATAGTTTTTTACAATTCATACAATGTGGATCATCTATCAGAGTCAATAAATATCTCTGGGAACAGCTTTTACATGAAATCAAATCACAATAAGGGCATTTTACCTTCTTGTGAGTTGTTTTGTTTAATTTGTTGCAACAAACGTCGCAACATTCCATTTAATTATGTTAGATCTAAAACTTTAAATTCAGTTTTTCTTTGTACTTTGTCAAGGCAATCAACACAAAAAGTATTATACGTTTTATTGGTTTCAGTTTCCGACAACTTTCTCTAGATTCTGCGCGAGAATTTGCTTTTATTTCATCCATGTGTCTATTTCTGAAATGGATGTCATCGCTAACACTATAGGTTCTAGTCCATAATTCCTGACCATCCATTTGCGCTTTCATGGTGTATTCATGGGTTCTAATTTTAGATGGTTTATATGACGGAATGTACATTTTATAATCACTATCATATTGAGCGGGAGGGAGTGTTATTTCAACATTTTTCGCGCGATCTCCTTCTTTTATGGTTATATCAACATTTCCCGGGCCACCACCTATTCCGGCACCAGAAATTTTAGATCCGTGTATTTCTTCTAATTCCATATGAACGGTATAACGACTATGATTATACATTCTAATGGTACCGGATTCACATATTTTAACGAAACAACATGAAGTACTGACAACTCCCGGCTCTGCGTCGTAAGCCTGACGCGCAATTTTCAGCGCTTCTTCTTCTCGTTGTTTGGATATCGGAGACCATCTGTTTTTGTTTCTACCAGAAAGGGTACGCAACACACCACCACGAAGACGAAGAACTAAGTGTAATGTACTTTCTTTTTGGATATTATAATCCGCTATAGTTCTTCCATCTTCGAGCTGTTTTCCTGCAAAAATTAAACGCTGCTGGTCTGGCGGTATTCCTTCCTTCGTTTGAATTTTGGCCTTTATACTATCGATTGTGTCGGATGATTCCACCTCCAAAGTGATAGTCTTACCTGTGAGGGTCTTCACGAATATCTGCA